GCCACCGAGATCGCGCTGATCTCGTACGGCCCACCCGCACGGGCAGCACCCGTGGCCGGGTCGATCGCCTGGACGTTCTGGCCGATGAAGAAGTACCGCATCTCGGAGGCCGTGGAGCCAGCGAGCGTCAGCGTGGTGCCGGTCGCCGGGTCCTCGGTCAGGATGCCGATGACACCCGTACGGAGCGAGGTGCCGTCCGTGAGGCTGGTGCCGAACACCTGGCGGGAGATGTCGTTCTTCAGGTCCTTCTCGGCGCCGTCGAGTTCCGTCTCCAGCGCACGGGCGAATGCGCCCGAGTCACCCTTGGTGAGGTGCTTCGCAGGGCCCGACACCTTGACGGTGTGGTAGAGGTACGCAAGGTCCTCGTTCATCTGGCTGAACCGCTGGCGGTCGGCCGATGCGAGGGTACCGAGTTCCGCACGAGCGGAGGTGCTGGTCGAACGCCCGGTGTGGACGGCCCATACGGCCCTGCGGCCCTGGATGTCCTCGTCGTTCTTCGTGGCCTCGGTGAGAATCGGGTTGCTGTTGTTGACAGCTTCCTTCAGTCCAGGACCGTAAAAGTCCTTCAGTGCATTGTCGAAGTTGGTCAGGCTCTGCGGCATGAGAAAAGCATAGCGGTCGACTTTTCAGCGAACGCTCAACACGTCTCAGCCCGGGATTATTCCCCCGAGTCAGTCCCTGTTGAACGCCCCCGGGAACGCCCGGCGGACGGCCGCACGGGCCTCCTCCATGTTCTTCGGCTCGGGCTCGGGGGCCGCCTCGTTGGCCGGTGCGCCGCCACCCTTGACGGGCCTCGGGACCGTGTCGTTCTTCTGCTTGCGGGTCTGCACGTACTTCTGCGCCACCCGCTCCATCGCCGCCTCGTAGTCCTTGTACCCAGCCTGCACGGCTGCAACCAGCTTCTGCGGGTCCATCTCCTGCGGGCCCGAGACGTGGTTCTGTGCGTACGTCAGGACCATGCGCTCGGTGTCCTGGTCGTCCACGCCGAGGTCCGAGAGCGCACCCTGGACGGCGCCACGGGCGACCACCTCGTGCTGCGCACGGACCTGCTCGGCGAACGTCTGGCGGTCCTTCGCCCGCTCCTTCTCGAAGTCCGCACGGGTCAGGAGTTCGTCGGGGTCCGGGGGCTCCTCGCCCTTCGCCAGCGAGAACGCTGCGTCGGGGTCGAGGCCCAGGGCGACGAGCCCCTCACGGACGAGGGACTCGATGCCCTCCTCGGAGCCGAGGGCGTCGGCGATGGCGACGGCGTCGTCCACACGGGACTTGCCGCCGTACGCCTCCCACGGGTCCTCCGCAACCGGGGCCGCGGCGGCGGGGGCGGCCTCGGAAGGCGCCTCCGTCTCCACGGCCTCCAGGTCGCCCGCAGCGGGATCTTCCACCACGGGGTTCTCGTCTACGGGAGCCGCCTCGGCGGGCTCGCCGTACGCTTCCAGTGCTTCGTCACTCAGGTGATCGACCATGAGTCCAGCCTAAGCACACCGGGCTCTGGCGTTTGTGACAGTGCTCAGTTTCCGGTCCGGCGTGCCTGCATGTCGGTGCTGGCGCCAGGCACTTCACCCTGCTCGCCAGGGCCGCCGATGCCTGCCCGGTTCTTCATCTTCTTGTCGATGGGCGAGCCCTCCAGGGCGGAGGGGGCCTGGCCCGAGGCGACCGCCAGCGGGTCGTTCGGGACGCCGGTCTGCGGGTTGGTATACATCGCTCCGGCGGGGCCCTCGGCCTGGACCGGCGAACCATCCGCCGCTCCCGGGACCTGGGGGCCGGTGCCCGGGAGCGGGGACGCCATGGACTGGAGGATGAGCGACTCGTGGTTGGCGATGTGTCCGTCGATCACCGCACGAATGGGCTCGGGGAGTTCCTCGTAGTCGACACTCTTGCGGAAGTCGTTGTGAACCTGCATGTGTGCCGAGTGGTTGTCCCAGGTGTGGACATCCTGCGGGATGCCCTCACGCAGCTTGTCGTTCTCACGCAGCGCCTGGCGGGCGTCGAGCGACATCTGGTCACGGATGAAGTCGGTCCCCGGCATGTCGAGCATGTCGAGGTAGACCTTCGGGTCCGTGATGATCCCCTGCGTCCACAGGTCGACCGCCAGTTGCGTGCGAGCGGCCTTGCTGCGGGGCATGGCCGACTCGCTGGAGACGTGGACATCGAAGCCGTGTTCCAGGTCAGCGCCAGTGAAGTGGTCGACCTGGAGGGTGTTGTCCTCGGACCAGGTCCGGACGACCCGCTCCTCCATCCAGAACTGCTTCGCCAGCATCAGGATCTGGTAGCCAGCCTGCTGGATGCCACGGGCGAGCAGCTTGGCGGACAGCGCCAGCTTGGTGTCGTCGGCCTCCTGGAGGGCCAGGATGGCGGCGGCGGGCATGGTGCTCGGGACGTTCGCCGAGGAGGCGTCGTTCTGGCCGGACCGCTCGCCGAGTTCGGAGTCCGCCCGGTTCATGGCCGTCTCGTGCTGCGCCATCCAGCGGCCATCCGGCAGCATGAATGACGGCGCCTGGCCGGTCGGGTTGAACGTGATGATCTCGACCCGGGAGCCGACACGGTTGGGGTCGATGGACCCGGTCGGTGCAAGGATCTTCGGGACAAGCGTGCGTCGAATGGCCGCCTCCCGGGAACGAGCGTCGTTGTAGTCGGTCTGGATGGGGATGAGGTCGGTGACCCAGGTGCGCCCCTCCCGCTGGCCGATGCCCGGCAGCAGATCGAACTCGATGAACGGAAGCTGGCCGTGGTCGAACGGGAAGTCCTTCTTCTTCTCCAGGATCGTCTTCCCGGCCCACGTCACGACGAGGCCCTTCGGGACGGCCTTGGTCGGCAGCATCCACATCTGGTGGACCAGGGTGAATGAGTCGTCGCCATCCGCCTTGCCCGACTGCGACTCGATCATGTCGTTGACCTCGTCGGCCACGGTCTTGCCGGAGTCGCCGCCCTCGACCTCCTTGCCGTACATCTCCCAGATGGCCTCCTTTGTCATGGAGACAGAGCGGATCGCCCACTTGGCGTCACTCATGCACCGGGCGTTGGGGTCGACCCGCAACTCAAAGGCGGGGACCGGCTCCACCAGGATCTCGCCCTCGTGGACCTGCTCGTCCTCGATCTCGCCCACGGACTTCCCGGCCTCGGGGTCCCAGGTGACGTGCAGGTACGAGAAGCCCAGGGGGATGACCCAGGCGGTGTAGAGGTTCGACAGGAGCGTGTCCCACGAGAGGCGCCCCGTCTCGTGGTTCAGGATACGGGTACCGACCTTGGCGGCGTCCAGGTCCGAGTCCTGGTCGCCCACGGGGCGGGCCTCGGGGACCGGCACCTGCTTCGTCAGCTTGGCGGCCGTGCGCTCCACGATGCCGCCGATCTTGTTCACGGTGACACGGATGGGGGCGTTGGGGTCGTTGGGGCGCTGGCCGGGCTTCTTGAAGGACTTCCGCTGGCCGTCCCACACCAACCACTGCTGGCCGAGCACGAACGCCAGATTCAGCTTCATCTGGAGTTCGGACGTACGGGGCTTCCCCTGCTCCCGCTTCTTGTCGAGCCAGGGGATCAGTGCGGCCTCGTTCTTCGGCGGCGAAAACTCGGCCCCCGGCTTCGCATCACTCGTCGCCATGAGTCTAGGCTACTCGTCCGGGTCGAGATCGACCTCGATGAGTCCGGTCGGGTCCCAGATCCGCTCGGGGATCTCGGCAAGCTCGATCGGCACGGCGCTCAAAGCAGTGTATTGCGTCCAGTCCTGACTCATCGCCCGGTTGAGCAGGTCAGCGTTCTGCTCCTTCAGGAACAGGATCTCGTTCTCCAGGACCTTGACCACGAGGTCGTTGCCCTGCTGCTGGAGCGCCAGGATGCGCTCGTGCTCACTCCGCCGCACGCTTGATCTCCAGCTTCCGCTGGCGCTCCTTGTGCCGCTTCGTGGCAGCCTGGGCCTCGGCGTAGACCTCGGACAGCGCCTTGTCGGCGGAGTCCCGCTCGGTGATGAGTTGGGCCTCGGCCTGCCGGAGCCTGGTGACTTCCTCCGCCCGGACCTCCAGGTCCCACCCGGCGACGTGCGCCAGGTCCTTGGCGCAGCCCGAGCAGATCGCCAAGATGCCCTCGTAGGAGATGGCGACCTCGGTGTCCACCAGCTTGTTCACCTCGCCGCAGATGTAGCAGCCCTGCTTCGCATGGACCCCCTGGATGGCACTGTCGACACGGATCATGAATCAAGCCTACGGCCGCTAGTACCAGTCGTCTGTATCAGTGACCACATTGATGCTGTGCTTGGGCTCATCCTTTATGTTGTGGGCCCGGCGCCACATGGCGTCCTCGGAATGGTCGGACACCCCGAAGTAGCTGGTCACAAGGTCGGCCTTAGGCGTGAAGGGCTGCTCCAACTCCTCACTCATGGCGAAGGCGTACATGACGGCGTCGGCCCGGTCGGGGCTGTTCTCGCCACGCTTCTTCATCTCGGCCTTCGTCTCGACCTTGATCTTGCCCTGCTGCGTAATCGAATACTTGGGGATGCTCAACTGGTTGCGCATCTTGTTGTCCACCGGCACCTTCAGGCGGATGTGGCCGAACTCAAAGCGGCGCCGCAGGTTCCACCACCAGGCGGACCGGCTGTTGTAGTACCGCTCCCCCGCCTGCCCGGCGCCACGGAACGGGATCACCTGGCCGCCCTCGGGCATGTGGCGCCCGGCCTGCTCGGCGTACCCGAGCACACCGGCGCCGACGCCGTCTGCGTCGTACACGAGGTAGTGGGGGGCGAAGTCCATGACGGCCCTCGTGACCTCCGTGTTCCAGAACACGTCCTGGCGGTTGGCCGGGAACGCCCGGACCTCGACCAGGTCGTTGCCCTCCCGGAAGGCGATCACGTTCTCGTTGTCGCCGTACGTCGCAAGGTCAATGCCGATCTGGCGGATGCCGAGCACCTCGGGCGTGGTGAGCGCCCGGTCGACCCACGGCACCGGGATGAGCGTGTCCTCGCCCTGGTCCCAGAAGTTGGCCTCGACGCTCGTCTCCCACTCGTACGAGCCCGGGCCCATGCCCGCCGCCTCCAGGTCGTCCAGGAACCGCTGGCTCGTCAGGTTGGCGCCAGCAGGCATCTCCTCGCCGGTGAAGAAGGGGGTGTCATAGGAGGTGATCTTGATGACCTCAACATTGCTGGCCTTGGTCATCTTGTAGGCGTACGTGTCCGCCGTGGTCGGGTTGAAGATCAGCAGCAGGCGGGCGTCACCGGCACTCATGAGTCGGGTGACACCCAGCGCCACGTCGTCGGTGATGGCGGTCGCCTCGTCACCGAGAATCAGCTTGTGGGCGGCGTGGTAGCCCTGCATGCCCTCAGCCTTGTCGGCGGCCTGGCCGATGATGAAGTGGTCCGGCCCGTCGTCCATCCGGAGTTCCACGTCGAGCAGTCGCCCCGAGGGGACGACATGGTTGTCCCGCATGGCGGCGTACGCCATGCGTAGCTCGGCGAACAGGTTGTCCCGCAGGTGCTCGTACTTGGACGAGGTGGCGATGACCTTCGACCCTCGGCAGGGACCCCCGCAGTGCTCGCAAGGGGTCCCCGGAGTGAAGGCGTCGAAGAACGCCAGGGCGATGCGCCCCGCCAAGTGGGTCTTGCCCGAGGCGTTGCAGGACGGAACGGCCACCCGTGAGTGGGGGACCGAGATGGCAGTAGCGATCTTGTGCTGGACGGACCACAGCTTCCGGCCCGTGGACACCTCGATGTGGTCGGCCAGGTTGAGTTGGCCTAGCCGCCGCAGGCGGGTCCTGGAGTCCATGGGTCCAGTATGAGTGATCGGCGCCTACGTGGCTGTGACACGGAAGTTGTCGAAGTCGGTCACGTTGTTCTTGATAGCCAGGAGGCCCTGGTAGGTGCCCGTGAGCAGGTCGGTGTCGGTGGCCGTGGCCC